AGCCGTGCGGAGATTGATTTCACGAAGCCCGAGTTCCTTGAGTCAATTGCTACCCGCGACGAAAAGGGTAACTACCGCCAGTTGTCTCTTGGTGAGTGGCAGAGAAAATTGAAGACCGATGACAAGTATGGTTATTCAAAGACCAAAACCGCTATACAAGATGCACGTAAATTGGCATCAAGTATTGCTCAATCATTTGGAAAGGTCCGATAATGGCCGAAGAAGATGCAAAGCGAATCATCAAAAGCACCTTAGATCGTTATGGTCTTGGGTCTTTGGCAGACCGTGCTTGGGGTTTGCTCTCTGATGAAACAATTGATGCCAATGCAGGTATTGATGTTATTGGCGATGCCCTTCGTGATACCACCGAGTTCCAAACTCGATTTGCGGCCAATGCCGCCAGGGTAAAAGCTGGGCTTCCCGAGTTGTCGGTGACTGAATACATCGGTCTTGAAAAAGGGTATGGGGATGCGATGCGAGGGTCAGGTTTGCCTGCTGGGTTTTATGACGATCCGACAGACTTCGCTAATTTCATTTCTACCAATACATCTGTGGCTGAAGTTCAGTCCCGAGTGAACGATGGCTACAAGGCTGTAGCAGATTCAAACCCTCAGGTCATTGCACAGATGAAAGAACTTTATGGTGTCGGTGATGGTGAGCTTGCTGCTTATTTTCTTGATCCTCAGAAGGCCACACCGATTCTTGTTCGTCAAGCACGTGCTGCACAGATTTCTGCTGAGGGTAAGCGTCAGGCTGGTATTCAGTTAACTGCTGCAGATGCTGAAGCTTTGGCTCGAGAAGATGTAACCCAGCAACAGGCTCAGACTGCATTTGGTGAAGTTGGTAGACAGCAAGAGCTGTATAACCCAATGCAACTTGGCGAGCAGGCGATTACTCAGCAGGAAGCCATCGGTGCTGCAACAGGTACTAATCAAGCCGCTAAGCAACGCGTTGAAAGTCGTAAGCGTCAACGCCAAGCCGCCTTCGCTGGTGGTGGTTCATTCTCTACTTCGCAGACTGGTGTCGCAGGACTTGGTCAAGCACAATAACTAGGTGCTTGCAATAGCAAGCATTGATGTGTACTATTGTGAGCGATCCCGATGGGAGGAACCGGCTAACCGCCCCCCGAGTTAGACGTGTACATATGGGGAGACAACAACTAAGCAGCCACCCAGCTCCTCCGGCGGGGTGTGGGCTTCAAACAAGGAGAGTGCCATATGTCCGATTTCAATGACTTCGATGAATCAGGTGAAGAGATTCAGGAAACACGCAACCCGTTGCGTTCCCGAATCAAGGATCTTGAGTCAGAGATCAAATCAATGCGTCAACAAGCAGCAGAGGCCGAACAGGCGAAGCGCGAATTAGCTTTTGTGAAGGCTGGTATTGATACCAGCGATAACGCAGCTAAGTACTTCGTCAAGGCTTATGACGGTGAGTTGACGGCAGATGCGATCATGCAAGCCGCAGTTGAAGCACGGTTGTTGTCAGCACCATCACAGCAGTCTGAAGATTTGCAGTCCGAGCAACAAGCTTGGTCCCGCACTAATCAGGTTGCTACTGGGGCAGGGTCTTCATTTCAAATTCCTGATATTCAGACCCGCATAGCAAACGCTACTTCTGAGGCAGAAGTTCTTGCGATTTTGACTGAGGCGCAAAATCAGTAAACCCCCTCTTATTTAGGAGAACCCAAAATGGCCTATACACAGGTTTCATCCCTCGACCTCAACCAGACAGCGTTTGAAAAGCTCGCATACTTCGCGTTGCGCCCAGAGCTTTACTTCGACCGTTTCGCTGAAGTCGAAGCAACCAACGCAACCAACCCAGGTGCGACCCACACATTCACCATCTTCCAGGACTTGGCCGTTGCCTCTTCAGAACTCTCCGAGACTGTTGACGTAACCCCTGTTGCTTTGAGCGACAGCCAAGTTTCGGTAACCATGCGTGAATACGGCAATGCAGTTGTCACGACAGCCAAGCTTCGTGCAACCTCGTTCATCAACGTTGACCCAGTAGCAGCTAACGCTGTTGGTTACAACGCTGGTATCAGCATTGACTCCGTTTGCCGTGACGTACTCCAAGCAGGAACAAACGTCATCTACGCAACCGGTGGCGCAACCGATCCAAGCAGCCGTACCACAATCAACTCTGACGACACCCTTTCGGCGAACGATGTTCGTCGAGTTGTTGCTCAGCTTCGTGGTGCAAACGTCCCAACAATCGGCGGTTCGTACGTCGGCTTCATCCACCCTGACGTGTCGTACGACTTCCGTTCAGCAACCGATGCTGCTGCATGGCGTACACCTGCTAACTACGTAAATCCTGAGGGCATTTACAACGGTGAAATTGGAATGTTTGAAGGCGTTCGCTTCATGGAGTCCTCACGCGCTCCTAAGTTTGCAAACGCATCTGACAACAGCGGTTCGGCCGGAACAATTGACGTTTACGGCACATTGATCATGGGTCGTCAGGCTCTCGCTAAGGCTGTTGCTAATGCAGCTGGCTACGGCGATCAGCCAACGATGGTCTACGGCGAGGTCGTTGACGTGTTGAAGCGTTTCCAGCCTGTTGGTTGGAAGCATTTCGTTGGTTACGGTGTCTTCCGTCAGGAAGCTCTCCGTCGCATCGAGTCGGCTTCTTCGATTGGTGCAAACTAAGAATCACCCCATATGATGTGATTGCCGTAAGGCGAGACACAGCAAGCAGAAACCCTCACCTTCGGGTGGGGGTTTTTGCTATATTGGCGTTATTCCATTTACCGAAAGAGGAACATCATGGCCGCTAAGAAGGCTCCTGCAAAGAAGATGGCCGCACCTGCAAAGGCTGCTCCTAAGAAGATGTCTGCATCTGCAAAGGCAAAGCCAATGATGTCTGAAGCAGAAATCCGTAAAGAGATTTATCGCAAGTACGGATTGACAGACAAGAGTGTTGTTTCTTCTCGTCGTTCTTCTGATCCCGGCAAGACTGGCCCTGTTTCTCGCAAGGAATATATGCAGAGCTTTGACGGCGTTGTTTCTGAAAGCTCACTTGGTACTGGTCCCAAGGTTGCAAAGGTTGCAATGAAGATTGCCGGCGAGCAATGGGATCGCACTTTCGGTCCGGGTAAGCGCACTTCTGCTGACAACATTGCTTCTGCATACGGACGCGGAGTACGTCCTAAGAAGAAAAAGTAATGGCCACATTTTCTCCACCAACGGATGACTTCGTTGTTTGGTCACAAGACTGGCGAGATGGAATTCTTTCCTATATCAAACCAGGGCCACGTGGAAGAAACCTTTGGAAATTAACTGACGGAACGTACAGCGAAAACCAACCGTACAGCATGGATGTCGTAGAGAAGGTTTACTACGGTGGCCACATCTACGAGTTGACATCAGCGGAAGAATCAGCATTAAGAGATGCTGGGTACGAGGATTACATCACGGCATGAAGCACATGGAAACACATCCAAACTTGGATGTTGAGGGATGTTTCGGATGTCGAGTCGCCGGCATTAGTTTCGGAGCTAACCCTTCAACAACTAAAGGTCAAGAAGTAGCAAAGATTAATCAGCGCGCTTCTAACTGGGAGAAAGATATGCCTGCGTATAAGCGTCTTCGTAAGAACGGTTTGCAACCTAAAGGGATTGATGGTGCGGCAGCGTTGGAATCTCGGGCTACTACGGCCGCTCAAATAGAGTCACGTCCTGATGTTGAGAAGCTTATAAAGCGTGGCGTAGCTGAGTGAACTTCCAATCTTGGCAAGGGGTTGATGATTCGAAGTTTGGTTATGGCTCCATGCTCGCCGGTTTCAAATCTGTTCTACCTAAAACAGTAACGCTCAATGATGATGCTTCTGTTTTGGTTTACATGAACACACCTGATGGTGCAAGAGGTTTTGTATCTGGCCAGCATCGTGTTTGTTTCACCATGTGGGAAACAGATCAGTTGCCTAACAATTTCTTGCGGTGGCTTCCTAAGTACGACCAACTTATTGTGCCGTGCCAACACAACCTTGAACTGTTTAGCCAGCATCATTCTGATGTCCGCATGGTTCCGCTGGGGGTGGACAATAAGTTTTGGTCTGGCTATATAGAACCTGATGGGACTTTCAAGTTCCTTGCTGGTGGTTCGTTGTGGTTCCGTAAAGGTTTAGATGTGGTTGTGAAAGCTTTCCAACGTTTGGATTTACCTGATGCTGAACTGCATATCAAGGCGGCTCCCCATGCTGGCGACACACCCAATGTAAAACACCCTCGTATCGTGATGCACCGCAAATGGATGGACGAAGAAGCGCAGCGTGAATGGTTCAGACAAGGCCATGTGTTTATTGCTGCTTCCCGAGGCGAAGGTTTTGGGTTGATGCCTTTGCAAGCTATTTCTTTGGGTATGCCAACAATCGTTTCGGATACGACAGGGCAGGAACAGTTTTCGCATCTTGCTACCGGAGTTGTAACAACCACCCGTAGTCCTGCTTTTACCATCGGCAATTGGGATGAACCCAATCTTGATGAACTGTGCGAGCAGATGTTGGATCACTATCGGAACTGGAAGGTTCATCAGGCCAAGGCTGTTGTCAATGCGAAGTCATCTTCGGCATGGTCTTGGCGTAAAGCCACCAAAGCCTTGATTGATGCTGTGCCAGTCGGAACTTTGTTGGAAGAACCAAGCTGGGAACCTGTAGTAGTGAACGTTCCTATCAAGGTAAAGAAAAAGATGTCCTGCGATATTGGTCGCACTCACTATGACTTTTTGCCTGGGGTAGAGTACCAAGTACCTGAGGGTGTCCTTCAGGTGTTATCTGACGCAAAAGTTTTGGAGATCTAATGGCTATTGAGTATCGAGGAGAAAAGTTCGCTGGCTATAACAAGCCGAAGCGCACACCGAACGCTTCTAAGTCTCACGCCGTCCTAGCTAAGGATGGTGACCAAGTGAAGTTGATTCGTTTCGGCCAACAGGGTGTCAAGGGTTCACCGGATGGTTCAGCGCGTAATAAGGCTTTTAAGGCTCGTCATGCGAAGAATATCTCCAAAGGGAAGATGTCGGCGGCGTACTGGGCAGATAAGGTAAAGTGGTGACCTATGGCCGTACCATCAACCCTTGATTTGAGCATTACCCGTGGAGACACGGAGACTATTGTTGTTTCTCTCACGCAAGATGATCAGACGACCCCTATCAACATCACGGGTCGTACCTATACAGCTCAGCTTCGAACCACCCCTGATATTGCTATTGTCAGCGCATCGTTTACCTGTACTGTGACAAACGGAGCGAACGGTCAGGTCACTTGTGTTTTGTCCTCAACTGATTCGGCTGAGTTGAGGCCAGGTTATTACTATTGGGATTTACAGGAAAACGCAAGCGGGAATATTTCTACGTTGATTGCAGGGACGGTCACAGTCCTTGCTGATGTGACTAGGTAGAAAATGGCTACGACCAATGTCACCATTTCACGTGGAACTGAAACAGTTGATTTAGTTACCACTCGCATAGTTGCTCTTGTGGGTTCTTCTGCTGCGGGACCACAAGGTCCGACAGGAGCGACAGGTGCAACAGGGTCGGTTGGTCCTAAGGGAGATACGGGAGATACGGGTGCGACAGGTGCAACAGGGCCAACAGGGCCAAC